AAGTATTTGAAACTTGCCCTTATAGAACTTATATATCAAAAGTTAAAAAGGTTTATGAAGAAGCAGGCCCCGCAGCTGAACGTGGTTCACGCATTCATCAGCTGGCTGAAGACTATGTACAAACTAAAATTGCTGAATTACCCGATGAATTAAAAAAATTTACTTCACAATTCGAAGAGCTCCGGAATTTATTTGTAGAAGGTAAAGTAGAAGTAGAAGGAGAATGGGGATTTACTTTAGATTGGGATGCTACAGGTTGGATGGCACCCGATACTTGGGCACGTGTAAAGTTAGATGCAATCGTACACGAATCAGAAACTTCAGCTCGTGTAATAGATCATAAAACAGGTAAAAAGTTTGGTAATGAAATAGCACACGGTCAACAAGCATTAACTTATGCTATTGGTACATTTTTCCGCTACCCATTACTAGAACACGTACAAACAGAATTATGGTATTTAGATCAAGCAGAAACTACAACACAAGCTTATACTAGAGATGAAGCAATGGTATTTGCACCTGGACTTCACCAGCGTGCACTTGCAATGACAACAGCTACATCTTTCCCACCCAATCCTGGTAAAGATAATTGTCGTTGGTGTCCTTACAAAGAAGGAGAACATCCTATTTGTGAGTGGGGCGTTAGGTAAACCTACAAGTACTCCTTTAGGCCCACTCCGAAATGTGGATGCTCGCTGAGGCTCGCATCACAAACTCCGCTAGCCTATCGTAGTAGTCATAGGTTTATACCCTACGATGTTTTTTAATTGTATATATAGGAGTAAATATATGTCGCTAATAAAAGCAAAAAATCTAGCACGCAAATCACTTAGTGTTTTGTGTATAGTCGGTGCTGGAGCTGCTGGTTTAGGTATCACAGCTTTAGCTTTTCTTTACACAATGCAAGCAGTCGGTCTTACACTGATGCTTGTATTATTTTTATTAATATTATGGAGGTTACCCAATGCATAGTTTTATAGCTACTGCTACCACTTTACTGTGGATTCTTATAGAAGCCATTCAATTTGGCTACATGGCATACTTAATCTGGAAGGAGAGAAACAATGATTACAATAGGTATAATCAGCGCGTTCGGGCTGCTGTTGCTAGCGTTTAAAATCGCTGGCAGAAAAGTTATCGGTTTAGATATATTCTTCGACATCGGTATCACTGCTGCTCTAATGGTTATGTTTGCTGGCACTTTTTCAGGTATGGCTGCTGCTATGATCGGTGGTCTTTCTGTGTCTATTGCACTTCTTATCATGCGTAAAACCATGACTCACGAGGTACTTAAGATACAAAAAGGTAAACCTACATGGCATAAAGTTAAACCTTAAAAGCCACAAACATGTTATAATAACCTTGTATATCGAGGAACGATACTACTATGAACGATGAACTAAAAGCTTACGACCATCAAGTCACTACGACTGATTTTATACTCAACAATCCAAGATGTTTAATTACATCTGATCCAGGTACTGGTAAAACTAGGTCTGTATTAGATGCATTTGTACAACGAGGCGGTAAAATGTTAGTCCTTGCCCCGCTATCTATACTAGAAGCAGCGTGGGCAGATGACATTCTAAAGTTTCAACCAAATATAAAATATGACTTAGCGTATGCTAGAAATCGTAAGAAAATATTTGAAGACCTTAATAACGAGGTTGTTATAACAAATTTTGAAGCTGTTAATTTCTTAGTTAAAAATAAACATTTATTAAATAGTTTTGACACTATATGCATAGATGAATTTACAGCTTTCAAAAACAGAACCTCTCAACGTTCTAAAAACCTTGCTAAAATTATAGAACATTTTGAATATAGAATTGCTATGTCAGGTACTCCTAACAGTAATACTATACTAGATATATGGCATCCTACTTTTATAGTTGATGATGGACAACGTCTAGGTAAACGTTTCTATTCATTTCGTCAGCAAGTATGCACTTCTAAATTTAACGGCTTTGCTAATGAATGGATAGATAAACCAGATGCAGAAGAAGCAGTAGCCAATGTACTTAAAGATATTGTTATACGTTATGCATTAAATGATTGCATAGACTTACCTGAAACATCTGTACGTACTATGTATACAAATCTATCTGCTAAAACTAGAAAAGCATACAATACGCTGTCTGAAGAATCTGTTTTGTACACACAACAAGGTACTATAAATGCTGTAAACGCAGGTGCTAGAGTCAAAAAATTATTACAACTAATTACAGGTGCTATTTATGACCAGGAAGGTAATGTACAGTTTGTTCATGAAGAACGTTACGAACTTATTATGGACCTTATCGAACAACGTAAACACTCATTAGTTGCATTTAATTGGAAACACGAACGCGATAACTTAATTGATCTAGCAGAAAAACGTAAACTTTCTTATGCTGTTATTGATGGTGATGTAAATGTAAAAGAACGTAAAGCTATCGTAGATAGATATCAAAACGGTCACATACAAGTTTTGTTTGCACACCCACAATCAGCTGGTCATGGTTTAACACTTACTAAAGGCACTTGCACAATATGGTCATCTCCTACGTATAACGCAGAACATTTCCAACAATTTAACAGACGTATACACAGAGCAGGACAAACACAAAAAACAGAAACAATACTTATAGCAGCTAGAGATACATGGGAAGAAGCTGTTTATGAAAAACTAAATACTAAAATGGGTAGAATGGAAAATCTATTAAAGGTACTATGTCAGCTATCATGAAAAAACTAATTTTAAATTTTGAAACCAAGTTAGCTGTAGACACTTTAACTGAATTACCTAAAAGCGCTTTAGCTACTGCACTAGTATTTGCAATTGCAGAAGGACTTTCTGTAGATAACCCACCCTCCGATGAAGAAGAAATGAACCTTGTCTTATCGGAAGCTTCTTTGCAAGCAGTGCAATTAGCAGAAGGTATAGACATAATATTTAATTCAACAAAAGATGTAACGAGGCATTAAAAATATGAAAGAAGTAGAAATTACTATGGAAGCAGCTCATCAAATTATAGAGTCTGAAGAGAATCTAGATGACTTAATGAACAAGCTTACTGATATGCGCGAAGTTATAGCATCAACCGAAGAAGGTTTGAAAGAGCTAAAACAACGCAAGACTGATCTAGAAGCTAAACTAATTGCTAAAATGAACGATCAAGGACTTGATCGTATCGGCAATGATCGGTGTTCAATTTCTGTTAAAACAGAGATTGTTCCTACAGTAGAAGACTGGGACGCAGTGTACAGACACATACTCTCTACGGAGCAGTTTGAGTTATTACACAAACGCATGTCAGCCTCTACTTACCGAGAATTTCTCTCCTTGGACATGGAGCTCCCTGGAGTGAAACCAACGGACGTGATTCGTATTAATTACAGATCACGATAACATTAACTATGAAATAAGGAAGAAGAACTATGGTTGAATCAACAGCAATAGAACTCGTCTCTAAAGACGTTCCAGCTCACGTAACAAAAGGTACGGGCTTAGGTAACGAAGAAGTGGGTAAAGACCACCTTCAGACACCTAGAGTCAAGCTAATTCAAACAATGTCAAACGAAGTGGACCCAAATCACAGCGAATACATTGAAGGATTAGTACCTGGTGATTTCATAAATAGCGTAACTAAAGAAAACTATGGTACCGAGATGTATGTCTTAAATATCAAGTTTACTGAAGATTTCGTTGTTTGGAAAAAACGTGAGATCGGTGGTGGTTTAGTAGGTAATTTTAAAAGCCTAGCAGAAGCTACTGATTATTTAACATCTCATGATTTAGATGTCGAACAGCATGACATAATACAGACTCAGTCTCATTTATTAATGCAAAAAGACGCTGAAACTGGCATGTTAGGTATACCTTTTATTATGGACTTTGCATCTTCTAAGTTGCGTGTATCACGCTCTTGGAATTCACAAATCCAAACTAAAGGTGGTGATCGTTTCGCTTCTCTATGGAAAGTCAAGTCAGTGCAAACTGCTAACAAAGTCGGACAAAAGTTTATGAACTTGAGTGTTGACTTTGAAGGTTGGTCTACTGAAGAAGATTACCTAGAAGCTAAGAAACTTTACGAAACGTTATAAGTTAACGCTTATGAATGAACATTCGTTCATTAAGTCTATACACACAAACGTATCCCGCGATGTGTTTGTGTGGAAGATTTTAGACAAGTACCAAGGAGGTGTCCCAGATACATTTTATTCGGGCCCTTCTGGGTATTTGTTTATTGAATATAAATATGAATCAAAGTTACCTAAAAAACCTACAACTAAAATAAAAATTGCACTTACTGAACTGCAGCGTACCTGGTTAAGTAGAGCACAATCTCACCGTCATCTTGCGTACATAGTTTTAGGGTCCCCTGCGGGTGTGTACATTACAGATGATATCACTGAAAAAGAACTTACAAAACAAAGACTAGTAGAAGAATCCATTACAAAAAAAGAATTTATTAGTAGAATAGAAATGGTGTGCTTGCGACACAGCACAATATTATAGGAGTTAATATGAAGAATGACGTAGTCAACAACCCAAAACATTATAACCAAGGACTTATAGAATGCATTGATGCTATACAAGCAATGCTTAGCCCCGAAGAGTTTGTAGGTTATTTACGTGGCAACAGTTTAAAATATCGTTGGAGATTTCGATATAAAAATGGTCTAGAAGACTTAGAAAAAGCTGAATGGTACGAAAAACGTTTAAAAAAAGCTGTACAAAAACTAGACAGTTAGAGTAAAAAATGCAATATTATCAATGTTATAAGCTTTAAAAACTATATTTCGGAGGTTTTATGAGTATTTTAGCGACATTAACAGGTGAATGTGACAGCCTATCAGACAACCCTTGTATTGGTTGGTGCACTACTAGACAGTTCGGAGATGACCGTTGTAAAGGTTGTGGAAGACTAGAAAGTGAAATACAACAATGGAATGAATACACCAGCCTAGAAAAGAAATTAATAAATATTAGAAACGCTGGTGATAATTATACTATTAAACAATGTGTTCCTGCCGGTTGGCGACCTGCACCCCTAGCTGATATAATAGAGAAGTGAAATCAAGCAGTAGAGCTAAACATTACCTTAAAAGTTAAAAATGTTTTAGGGGCCTATTGTAAATAATATTTTAAAAGGATATACGACATGAAGAAACTCATATCAGTATTAGTTTTCTTGCCTTTTTTAATTCTTAGTGGTTGTACAACTCTTTCAACAACTATAGATTCCGGTAAAAAAATAGGTAATGCAGCCGTTGACGATAGCGTAGGTGTCGGTCAAACAGCTATATCTATTCCTGTTGCCGCAATAAAAACTATAGTCGATAAAGTTGAAGAAGAAGTAAACAAAAAACCATTAGAAGAGAAAAAGCAATAGACCTATAAGTAGTCCATTACTTATCAGTAATGGGACATACTCCTTAAAAAAAGGGCCCGATACGTAATGTACCGAGCCCTTTAGTTTCTCGAGGAGGAGAGAAAACCTTACGATACGTAAACCCACATCTCTAGAGTACCTGAAGTAACATCAGTACCTGGAGCGACTGTGCAAAGCATATCAACTGTATCATCAGCAGTGTAAGTATATGGTGCTGCGTTAGCATCTTCATGATCTGCAGTACCAGCTTGACCTACTGTAGAACCATCGATAAATCTATCAACGTCACCGCCATCACCAATATCAAATACTAAAGCAGGAGACCCGTTTGTATCTAGGTCACTTGATTTAACTTTAACATTGTGAACTGTTTCACCAGCAAAAACGTCAACCATTTGATAAACATCAGAAGCATTAGGTGCAGCAGATATAGTTAATTTTGCGTATCTAACGCCTATGTTGCCATCTGGAAAAGGTTTGAAAACCTGATTCCCATCGACTTGGGGAGAAGTAAATGTAGCCATTTTAATTCCTTATAATATAATTAAACAAATGTACTTATGTACATCTATTAAACATAATGCTTTTATAGTATATGTCAACTGTTAAGGAGAATAAAGTTTGTCTACTTATGTATATGTAAAACGCAGTAAAATTCGTTACAACTACAAAAATCCTAGAAACGTAGAGTTTAAAAAAGTGCGATTAGCTGCAGCATTTAATATGTGCCATAAAAAAGACATAGGCTGGGAACGTGCTAAGAAAGGCGAATATGAAGAATGGTTAAAAGCTATGAATAAAAAGCGTTAAATTATTCCACGCATCGACAATTCATTAACAGCCATTAACAAAGGGACCATTCCGATTGTTGTAAGTAAAATAAAGGATATTTTAAAGAATTCGAGCATGGCTCGGATTATACAGTATCACTTACACTTATTAAATAGCATAAATGAAATTAATCTAAATATTTACGCTTTACCTGCTTTTTTATTTCTTTTGAACGATCTATTAGACGAACTCGACTGAACCATAGTGTTGCTAGAAGAATTATCAAAAGGGTTACCGTTTCTATGATGAATATCTTTTCCATCTCCTTTACTTACACTCCCAGACTTTTCAGCTATTCTACGAGCTGCATTTCTAGCGGCTCTTCTTTTCTTTTGTGCATCAGTGCCTTGGTAATTAGCGTATTCTTTTTTATAATCTCTTTTATAATTTTTACTACTAGGCATTTTTAAACTCCTCCCAACACATAAATGTTTGAGTATTGTAATCCCAAAACAAACCTAAATAACAATTATCCACTTAAAGGGTTATCTCCGCTTTCTTTTACTTCGTTTTCTAAGTCTTCTAATTCACCCCAAATACGCTCCACATCATTTGTTAATGCAGCTATGCTAGCTTTTTGTTCACTTGTATCAGGTATTTTTATCTTATTTACAGAAGATTGAAGAAAGTTAACAGACGTTTCTATAGCTATAAACCGTTCTTCTATAACTTTTTGAGCTTTTTTAGTGTCACTTATCCCACCAATTCTAGCTTCTAAATTTTCTAAACGATTAACATAAGTAGCACCTGTGTAACCAAAACCTGCTAATGTAGTAATTATTCCTACTAAAGCTATTATTTGTGTAGTTTTACTTTGAAACCAATCCATATTATTCCTTAAAGATTAGGTTGTAAGTTTACCATTTCAGTCAAAGTATTCAAACTAGTTCCTGCTAATTGATAAAACGCTTGAGTATTATCATTCATAGTTACATCTGTGTAGATATCACGTGGCTCATACCAAACAGCTTGATCTTGTAGTTGCACATCTCTATATGTATTAAACCCAGGAACATAACCTAAGTAAGCAACTAATGTAGATTGGTCTGCATATTCACCTGTTTCTTGTAATTCTTCTTCTGCTTGTTCTTGTTGAGCTTCTATATTTTGTGCAACTATTTGTTCAGCAACTTGATCTGCTTCGCTTGCGGTCATGACTCCTGAAACAGCTGTATCTATATCACCTTGCATATCTTGTACTTGTACTTCAGCCATAACCATTTGTGGTGAATCATCGACCGTGGGCATTGGACTTATGGAAACTGTTATATCTCCTGTGCCGCCTGAACTCATAGATAAAACTTGTTGGGTTTGGACATTAGCAGAAGCTATTTGGTCAGACATACTAGGTGAACTACTTGTACTTACACCCCCAGAGGAGCTAGAAACAGCACTATTATTTCCAGAATTTGAAGGATTACTAGAGTAACTACTACTACTTCCACCTGAATAAACGTTCGTAGAGCGCGTTCCTGCGTTAACATTTACACTGCTACTGGCGGTTCTTAGTGTACTAGCGACAACAGATAAAGCTGAAATTCTAACAGAACTCCGTTGTTCACCATTAGGTCTACTTTCATCTTCTTCTGCAAATAATTCTTCTACTTCTTCACGGGCTTCTTCTTCACGGATTTCTTCACGGGCTTCTTCACGGGCTTCTTCTGTTTCGGTATTGCGGTTTTCACTACTTTCTGCAATCTGCCTCTCTTCATAAACTTCTTCGTGTTCTGCCATTTCTTCTTCAAACCATTCTTCCAGTTCTTCAAAAGTTTCAAAAGTTTCTTCATATATTTCCTCACGTTCTATTTCTTCTCTTATTAATGTTTCAAATTCAAATATATCTACTAATTCTTCAACGTCAAATACTTCAATATAATTGTCTCTAGGTTCAAAACCTATTGGGTCTAAGTATATTTCTTCTATTAATATAGACTCTTCTTGTGGAACATCCCATAAATCTATAAGTACATCTACGTCTTCATAATCTTCATGGTGTGTACTGTCCCATATTACCATACCATCATTACTAAATTGAACTTCGTCACCATACCATTCATCTACTTGTTCTTGTCCAAACTCTTCTACGTCTATTTCATACCATTCTTCATCGGTAAATTCCATGCCTGCATAAGGATCATCATGTGTATGTGGGTCTTCATACCCATAGTCTACGTTTGTATCATCAAAAAATGCTACAGATTCTTGTTGTCTATATCCAGGACAAAAAGGTGCATACTGTGGGTCATCATCACATTGTTGGTCATCATAAGCTTGCCAATAATTAGGACAAGACTCACTATGCAGTTGTGTAATATTACATTGTTGGGTTAAATATGCAGCAGCATAACCTGAACAACTCGCATCATTTAATGGGTCACTACAATCAGTAGCGTTACCTGAACCTACACCATATAAACTACCACCATTTTCTAATGATGTGTTACTAGATGTATTGTTCCAGTCTGTATTTACACATGTACCTGAAACATTAGTTGTACCTGTGTTACATTCATCATGAAAAAGGTACTGGTATGTTTGTGATGTGCTTCCTTGTTCTCCAATCAACACATCATGTTGTATGATATCTAAAGCACCATACCTAAATTCAAAAGTGTTATTAGTCCATAATATAACTTCAAAACTATTATCTGAATTACTTCGATTGTACTCTCTTAGGTTATACCAACCAAAAACTGTTTTATCTGAGAAATTTTTAGCAAGCATACTAGAACCATTATCTCTGATTAAATCGGTCCAGAAAGGGAATAATGTATTGGTATATTGAGGTAAAGGGTCAGGTGTGTAATCACCACAATAATTGTTGTAGTTAATATTACCTGTACCTAAACCAAAATGCAGACAACCATTTGTTGCCATACGTGCTGAGTCATAAGCAGTACCATAGAATGTAAATGAATTGTCTAGATTAAATGCTGCAGATAACTGGTCATCACCTGCAGCTAAAGATGTAGTACCACTAACACCAGTTAAATCAATAAGGTTTTGATTGCCTTCGTAAATATAGGTAGCAGATAAGTTTAACGAAATAAAAAGAAGGCCAATACCAACTGTAAGGGCAGCAGAAAGTTCAAGTAATTGCTGTACAACACTTTTAGTGTGAGGCATAAAACTCGTTTCGACAGGTTCTTCCTGATTTCTTCTTACCCTTTCCATTTCGTGTAGTTTTACAATGTGATATGTATTTCTTTTCTAAATCTTTGTAATCAGGTCTATCTTCTACGTTTTCTGCCCAGGCTTTAGTAGCTTCTTTTCCTACTTTGCCTTTATAAGGACAAGGTGTGCCTGCCATTTCCATGGATTTAAAAACTCTTTCATCTTGACAAAGAATAGCAACAGACGCTACTTTCATACCTGTGTCATATAAATATTTAGATAGTTTTAGTCTTTCACAATTTTCATCTCTTACTGTACTACCTGTTGATATACCAAATACTTGGCCCTGAAACGCTCCTGATCTACCTACAGTACATAAATCTTGTGAGTAAGACATAATACTTGGGGCTATTGCAGACGCTGGTGGGGCTTTAGTTCTTACATTCTGGTTAATAGTCTGAGTTGAATTAGACTCATTAATGTTTCTATTTGTATTATCACTAACACTATTGTTATTGTTATTGTTTGTGTTGTCTGTAGTTACATTAGATTCAGAAGAAGACTCATTGTAGTTAGTGTTTGTATTATTGTTTGTATTGTTATTCGTATTGTTGGACACACTTGTAGAATTGTTAGTGTTGTTTGTAGTACTTGTGTTAGTTACATTCTGATCAACACTTGAGTTTACTGTACTTGTAGAAGTATTTACGTTTGTGTTTGTGCTGTTATTAGTATTAGTCGCAGTACTAGTGCTTACATTGGTGTTTGTATTAGTACTATCGTTAGTATTCGTATTAACGTTAGTGTTGCTGTTTGTATTTGTGTTGGTATTAACGTTAGTATTGTTATTTGTATTAGTGTTCGTATTAACGTTAGTATTGTTGTTTGTATTAGTGTTTGTATTTGTATTGGTGTTAGTATTTGTAGTAGTTGTAGTGTTTGTAGTATCTAAACTATTTTGTTCACAGTACTGTTCACCCGCAGTACAATCACCTGTTTGGTCTGCAAGAGTGTAAGTTGATAAGACTCCTATAATCCCAAGTAGCATCCATCTACTTATGGGATTATATTTAGGCATTATCTGTAGCTAATACCTTTTTTCTTTTTCATTTTCATTGACTTAGGTTTTTTATTCACACCTTTCTTTTTCTTTTTAGGTGGTCTCCCTCTTTTACTTCCGTAAGTTCCTGTACCATATGGCATATTATTTCTCCTTCTTTATTAAGTTTTTAAGTTTATCAAACGTTGCAGGAAAGTAAGTTTTAGTTACAAAACCAGCAACAGCCCCTATTATAAGTATTACAATTAATGTTTCCATCTATTTACCTTGTCCTCGATAGCGTTTCCGCATATCTTTTTTATTTCTACCAGAACCAAAACTTGCTCGACTGTTTCCAATACTAGTACGTTTTGATTTCCTTCGCTGTATACGTTCATCATTATACAACCCACTATTAGAAATTGCTCTAGTCTTCTTCATCTAATTCTAAGCCTTCAAAAGCTTGTTCCATTAGCATTTCATATAATGTTCTAAAATCTTCTCTTTTAACAAATGGCATGTCGTTTTTAACTTGAAGCATACAATACTCTCTGTATGCAAGATCAAGTTGTGACTCTAAATATAGTACCATTATTCTTTAGGATATTTATTCTTAATAGTTGTTATAGCATCTTTCCAAGTTGTTGTCCCGTTTAATTGATCTTTATATATCATATCTAATTGATCTTTTACATGCGGGTATTCTTGTTCTCTTTTTTGTGCGTACGTATAAGTAATATCTTGAGTGCGCCTATATAATTTACCATCCTCTTCTACTATAACAGTAATTTTACCTAAAGCTGCTTCTTCTGTTTCGTCAAAAACTTCTTTCCAATCATCTCCTACACCTTTTTCTGCGTGTAAAACATTGTCAACTAAAGCGCCATCTGCCCAACGTACCCAAGCCATTATCCATTTCTCCTATCACGTTGTTGTTTAATTTTCTTCTTTAATAGTTTCTTACTAATAAATTTTTGGTTTTGTTGAGAAGCCATTACCTTACCCCCATTAAGAAACCTGTTGCATCATAAACATATTGACTGCCAGAAGCATTACTAGAACCAATAACATTAGCATCTCCAGATATTTTTACTCTAGCTTTAACACCATGAGTAACAGGTGCTGCATCATTACTTCCCCAAACCCCCGCAATTGCAAAATCATTTGAAGCTGTATCCACAGCAACCCACAATACTCTTGCTACTTCCCCATAAGTACCTACATTTCCTGAGGTTACATTTTCTTTAAAACTAAAATTAGTTGCACTATTCCATGCAGAAACATAACCACTACCTTCAGCATACGATAAAAGACCTGCGCTACCACTTACTTGAGCAACTCCTGTAACTGATCTTTCATTACCAGCTGCATCAAAAATTATATCTCCTGTGCCCACATTCTGTACCTGATAATAGTTAATACTAATTATTCCATTAGGTGATTGTGTACCAGTTACACCAGTTAAATAAGTAGATGTTATAGCACTGCCACTAAAACCAGTACCAAAAGCTGAAGGAGTGCTAGAGTTAGTAGCTGTTTCATTAGCAGTTCCACCAACAGAATTTACATTCCAAGCAGCCATTTCAACTACTACATGGTACCAAGAGTTTTTTTCTACAGTTACTCTGTTTAAATTAAAATTAGCATATGGAACCCACCCGCCACTATGTGTAGGTTTAGGTAGCTCTAAAGATAGTATAGTAGAAAAAGTATTACTGTTATTTGTAAATGTTACAGTAGACGCTAACTTTGCAGCTACAGGTTTTGACACATCTCCATTTAAAGTATTTGCAAATAGGCTAGCTACTTTACCTGTATCTATAGCAGCGTTTGCAATAAGAGCATTAGTAATTGCTGCTGTTCCTACTTTAGCTGTAGTTATAGCAGCATCATTAATCTTAGCTGTTGTTACTTGTGAGCTACCAATCTTAGCTGATGTAATTGCAGCATCATCAATCATTGCTGTTTGTATAACAGCACTACCTATAACACCATCCCCAGCAACTATAGCTCCTGTAGCAATTTTACCAGCAGTTACAGCATTAGCAGCAAGCTCGCTAGCGTTAATTGCTCCTGCAGCTATTTGCCCTGCGGTAAGTGTATTAGAAGCTATTTGGTTTGCTGTAATTGTACTCCCCGCTATTTGGGTAGCAGTTATAGTTCCAGAAGCTATATCGCCTGCAACAATAGTTCCTGAAGCAATTTGTGTAGTAGTAATAGTACCCGCAGCAATCTCTGAAGCTGTTACTGCATTAGCAACAATACTATCTTGATTAACAGCATCTGTAGCTATTAAAGCATTTGTAACTGCATCGTCAGCAATTTTAGCTGTAGTAACCGCATCATTCCCTATTTTTGCTGCTGTAATAGCAGAATCAGCTATTTGCCCATTAGTTATTGTGCCAGTTAAATCCGATGTAGGTACAACACTTGTCCAAGCACTGCCCGTATCTCTGTATAGTTTATTATCACTCGTAAGAAATACAGTACGACCTTGCGTGCCAGCAGATGGTAATGAACTGACTACCTCTACAGGTTTTATACCGCTTGCAAATTTAGTACCTGCTATTGTACCGTCTGCAATTTTTGCAGCTATAACAGAGTTGTCAGCTAAAAAAGTAGAGCTAACTTGTCCTGCTGTAGCATTATCGCTGTCTGAAAAAGGGCCTCTAACATCTGTTGTAGAGACATGGCGCACCCAATAATAATATTGTGTTAAAGGGTCTACGTTATCTGTGAATATACCTGCTTGGGTAGTACCAATAATAATTGCATCGCCTAATGAGTTGCTACTGTGCCTATATACTTCTGTAAAAGAAAAGTTACCAAACTCTGTCCAGCCATCTGTCCAGGTTAAAATTATCTTAGTTAGTCCTGCACTTGCAGTTAAGTTTGTGGGTTTTGGTGGTACAGCTAAATCTTCTGGCCCTTGAAAAAAAGGAATAAAGTCTACAGATATATCAGCATTAGGGTCATAAGGTCTATTACTTAAATCTTTTGCTAAACCTGACTCAATTAACTCTCTTAAAGTAACTGCTCTATCTCTTTGGTCTCCCCTTCTACCAAGTCTAACTTCAAGAGATTCTTTTGCAGCTTGTAACCAAGCCTTTAAAGCTGGGTCTACATTTACAGGAACTGACGGTATTGCCGGTACTTGAGTAGGAGTATTTTTAAATTTTGCCATTACACACTACGAATTTCATCAATTGATTCTGCAATACACAGTTCATTAATATTCTTAGCGCTTTCTACTTGCACTTCCCACTCTTTACCAATAGCACTTGGTAAGCGTAGTATAGTTTCATAAATTGTAGAATTACTTATACCTGATGGAGTGCTAACAGCTAAAGTTTTTGTACCACCACTTTCAGTAACAGTAGCTACATATATAAGAGAATCATCTACCCACACACTAACAGTAAATGGATAAGCTTCAGCTGTAACAGATACCCAAGACATACCTACAGGTCTAGGTGCTACAAACTTTTTACTTTTCCATTTTAAAGTTTTTAAAGATGTATTACCTTCAAACTTTTGTATTTTTCTATTAGTAGAAGTAGTGTCTATTAAATATAGCTGACCATCTTGAGGGTCATAGTAACCACCCCTAGGGTCTTCTGTAGAAGATACAGTAAGAGTTGTAAACGCATTTTTACCTCTACGTGGGTCAAATACAAATCCTGCTCTATCACTTGTTCCTGTATTGTAAAACCCAACGTACGTACCCTCGTGTAAAAAACCTTGAATAGTTGTAGGAGCGTAACTATTTGCCCAATCATAAGGGTCTATAAGTTGTTCTGTAACTAGTTGTACTTCGTTTGCTGCAACAGCTACTAACCCATCAGGGCTTGCATACATAGCATAGTCACCCATATCAACAACACTTCGTTTATTTGTACAAGCGTATGCAGCTTCTAGTCGTATAGCCTGCATAGAACTTGGATCAGCTCCAAATACTACATACGGATTACCTTCTGTAGTAACAAGTAACGCATTACCTGCCATAGCAATAGCGACTATTCTATCTTCTGTTGTTATTCTGTAAGACACAGGCCAAGCATGTGGTAGATAAGGCTCAGAAAAACATAATCTTCTACCAGCAAACCCAGCAAATATACCATTAGGTAATGCAGTTAATCCTTTCATTGGACCTTCGGGATATGTACTACTATCATCGTCTGGAGGTCCAATCCAATAAGTAGAAGGTATTACTTCACCTAGTTCGTCCCCATCTAAACTGTCTGTAAAACTACCACCAAAACTTGTACTTTCACCAACAAATTGAAAAGCTGTTGTGTTACTACCAGTATTAGACCTATATATTCTTAGTTTATGACCTGTTGTAAAATTGCCACCCGAACTGTAACTAATTGCTGCAGGTAATGTAAATGTTATTGTTTGATTACTACCATCTGTTATTGAATCAGTAACTTCTTTAGTAGCAGTTGCTAAACTTGGTGGGCCTTCTTCCCCAAAACCTGTAACGTACGTAAACACATAAGCTACAGTGTTAGGTGTTTCTGTAGTTAAATTAGTTCCTGCTAATGTAAAACCACTAGAAGAAGTAAGAGCTGAAGGTAAAGTAGGAGCTTTAACACCTAATCTATAGCTTACTGCTGGGTAAGTAGTACCACTTATCATAGATGCTTCACTACCGACTCTAGGAAAATCTTGTCCAGTAAAATATGCTCTATCGTAACTATCCTTGGGCAATGGTCCATCTACTGCATCTACATCTTCATTCCATTGTAGCCAATAATCAGTAGATTCTGGTGTATAACGCCATATAGAGGTTCTTGTATCGTTTGATAATGCAGTTACACCACTAGAAAACCCAGTGGTAACTTGTGAAGTATCACGTAAAGGTTTTAGTCTTCCACTATTTAATTGTACATTTTCTGCAATTTGTCCAACGCCATCTGCTAATAGCCTTGGAGCAACTACTGGTGCAATACCATTAAATTGATTTACCTTAAAATATGCCATTTATTCATTTTAATCTTTATCTGGTGAATGGGAAGCCCCAAAGTAAAATGAAATAACAGCACTAGCTAGACCACCTAAGTATCCAAGTACCAAATTGATCAAAGCTTCTGAGTTTTGCTCGGGGGGTTGAAGGGTAACTAAAAATATATACCCCATAAATCCACCTACAACAGCTGTTCCCATTATTCTAGCTGTCCAGTCTCTACTAAACTTACCTCTTGCGTCCTGTTTATCGGCTGTTTCAAGAGCAAAAACATCTACTTCAAGCTCTTTCATCTGCATTTCAAATTCTTTTTCAGCTTTTTTAAGTTCAAGCATTTGTTCAGGAGTAGCTGATTGTATTGCTTGGTTAATAGCTTTAGGTTCAGGAGAACATCCTAATACTTGTGATATAACAGAAGCTGCTTGTCCTCCTAAAGGACCAGCTAACGCTGAACCAATAGTAGGTGCTACTGCTCCAATAACATTTTTAAGAATACTAAATTTACTCATAATTTACCTCAATAAATAAAACGCAGTACTAATACCTGCTGTTACTAAAATCCATCCTAATCTTTCTGTACTACTTACAGATTTTTTATTTAAATTAGTTTGTAGTTCTACAATTTCTAAACGTTCTTCCATTTTATCTAAACGATCCATGAACCTATCTGTTTGTTTTAAAACTGTTGTTACTCTTTCTTCAATACGTGCCATAGACACAAGCGCCTCTGAAAGGCGATCTATCTTTGTTTCAACTCTTTCGAGTCGTCTTTCGTGTTCGCCTTCGCTCATTTATAACTCCATACCCACGGTCTAGGTCTTTCTGGGGTATTGTCAAGGCAATCTACATGTATAAATCTAGATTCGCCGTGTTGTTTTACACCAATGCCTGTCATACCAAAAGCTGCTGCTAATATAATAGTTCTGTAAGCATCTGTGCCTCTAAGTAATATATCTACTGCTTTGCCTGTAGTGTGAGCTCCAGGTGTTTTCTTTGCAGCTTCAATTGGATGCGTTGGGTCTCTATAAGCACTAGTAATAATAAATGGTTTATCCACAGCTTGTCTTAACTCTATGAGTTTCATCATAAAGTCATTATCCATTTCACAATTTCCTGTATGCGAACATTTAAGTTCGTCTTCAGAAAAATATTGCCATTTACTCATCTACTGTTTCTTGTGGTTCTATACCGTCTTCTTCTAGTTTAGCTCTAACTACAGCAGCATAATGGGCTTGAGACCCTTGTAGCTTTTGTAAGTTATAAGCCGCATCTTCTATTTCTCTTGTTACACGTAGTAATAAATTAAACAGAGCTATATGCTCTGGTTGTAAATTTGCTACTGCGTACTCTTTACCGTCAAAGTTTATATTTTCTACTTTATTTTCTTCCATAATTACTCCATATTTATGAATTGTCTATCATATCATACTAGCTTCGTTAGCAGTTTTTTTAGCAGCCTTAACTGCATCAGTCCAAACTGCTGTAGCTATACCTTGAACCTCAGCAGACTCACCAGATAAATCTGTGTCTGCGTGTGTCCACGAACTTCCATCATGCAATGATGTTACACATTCTAATGTTTTTCTTTGGAAAGACCTTGTAAGTTCTACACCATCTTCCTTAATTACAGTAGCCATACGAATTTGTATATTCTTATGTTTTCCTACTATTTCTATTTTATCTTCTTCTAATGTTTTTGTTATTGCCATTTTATTTTCTCCTTGCCTAGAATCCACTAAGCATAATTATTAAGCTGATTTGTATTGTCCTTGTATAAACAGAAATGAATTTGCAACCATTGTTACTGCACTATCATTACTTGTTCCAACACCTGTATAAGTTTGTACTTGTAAAACTGTTAAGCCTTCACCTATTGAAGCAAAAAATCCTGATGCTTGTGAGCCACTACCAGAAGATAATTGACAAGTAAATAATGAATACCCACTAGCTTCTGCACTATCTACACTTGTAAAAGGTAAATTACCTAAATTTAATCTACCTCCGTTTACAGTATTACTATCTACTTCTAAGTATCCTTGAATATGTACTAAATCTCCTATTTTTGTATAACTTAAAGTATCAGCAGCACTTTTAAAAGCTATTGCACCAGAAGCTCCTGATATAGAAGGAGTAGGTTGAAAAGTACCTTCTTCATAATCATCAAGTGCGTTAGCTGTTGCTGTGTCTCCGTTGAAAGATATACCACCGCCAAGTTGGATACGCATTCTTTCGGTTTCATTAATTCCGAAAGTCATAATTGAATTGTCTTGTTGGTATCTTATATATCCTGCATATACTTTATTATTTGTTGTAGCATCAGCAAAATATATACTTCCGTAGCCTGCACTAGGGGTAGATAATATCGTTATACCATTGTTTCCTGTCAGAGAACCAACAACAAGATTATTAGCATCAGCACTATAGTCGCCTGGATTAGTATTTCCTATGCCTACGTTTCCAGACGAGTCAATAAAAAAAGCAGAGGTTATGTTACCTGTAGAAGGAGCGTTTGTAGAATTAGCCGTATATCCAATATTAAATGCACCTGCCGCAGTTTGATTTGCCGCAATTCCCCAATTTCTATGACTTGCATTTGAGCCATAAGCAACTAGACCTATGCCTGTTAAATCGTTATCTTTTCCTTTGACTGTTAATTGAGGTAACCCAGATGATAAATTACTTGCTTCTATTTCAACAGGGTAGTCAGGACTTGTAGTTCCTATGCCTACTTTACCTGCGGCATCAATGAGAAGTCTTTCAGTATTAGCTGTTCTAAATTGTAATTGAGAGCCACTACCTCTAGCTTGTAAACCTACGAGACCTGAGTTACCTACTGTTACGGCAAACCCATCTGCTAATGTAGTGCTAAAACTATCGTTACCAATTACTAATCCATATAAATTATCATCATCTAGAGTTATTTTTTGCAGAATATCTTTGCTTGTTCCACCATCTTCTATTTCAAATAGTCCTTCTGGACTTGCTACACCTATACCCAACGTACTGTCCAACGTGGTAGCACCTGTCACATCAAATGTTCCTGCTATATCAATATTCGTATCTAACTTGGCACTCGTAACAGCATCATCTGCAATCTTGGCTGTCGTTACGTTGGCATCAACTATGGAAGCTGTGACCACTGCATTGGAAGCCAACTCGTCTGCACCAACGGAGTCGTTTGCCATCTTTGCCTGTGTTACTTGGTCGTCAGCTATGTGGGCGGTGTCAATGCTTCCGTCAGTGTAGTGTTCCGAGTTTATGGCATCGTCTGCTATCTTTGCACCTGTAACAGCATCACCTGCTATTTTTGCAGTTGTTATATTTGCGTCTGCAATGTGAGCAGTATCTATAGAACCATCTGTGTAATGCTCTGAGTTAATTGCATCGTCTGCTATCTTTGCCCCTGTGACCGCATCAGCGTTTATCTTAGCAGTAGTAATAGCATTATCAGCTACTTCTGAAGCTACTATCGCACCGTCAGCTATTTTAGCTGCAGTTATAGCTCCATCTTCTATCTGTTCACTTTGTACCTTAGTGTTTGCCATGTTATCCGTCCTCTAACGTTTTAATTCTTGCTTCTAGTTCTTGTATTGTCTTTACAAGTAATGGTACTAACACAGAATGGTCTATACCTTGATACTTCGG